ATTTTTGATCTTTTACAATTCCAATAACAGCGTTCATGTTGCCTATGTTGAAGTCAATACCAATACGTAATGGTTCTATCTGTATTTCTGGTTTATCTGTAATTACGTTTTGCGATCTGTCGAAGCGATCATAAACTTGACCAGTTGTAAGGTTTACAAACTCTCCATTTAAATAAGCTTGCAGCATTGATGGATCATAATTAGAACGCATACGCTCTAAGAAGTCTGGGGGGAGGTGAGGATTATCTTCTGACCGCATTTTGATAAGTTCTCTATCCTTACGCCCTTTAGCTTCATCACTAGCAAACGTCTGATATAACCATCTAAATCCCTCTGGAGTTGAAGCTGCACAGAACTGCCTAACATTACCAGCCCTTAGTCGTCCCAGTATCTTTGGAAAAGCCCTATCACAGATGCTTGGACTTACAACGTCTATTTCGTCTGCGAGGCAAAATGCCAGATTCAAACCTATAATACGACTCCAATTCTCGAAGCTTCGACATAAGAGCTTGCAATCTCCTTCTTTTAAATGGATTACATACTCTGGAAGTGGACTAGCTCTAAAGCTGTAAGGTATTTCATATTGCTCAAGGAACTGCTCAAAGTCTGTTTGCCAAATGTCTCTGATTAATGGTGCAGTTGGTTCCATAACAGCCCCGATATAACCTATGTTCTGTGCTGCTAGTTTTATTGCCATAGAACATAAAGCTCTTGTTTTGCCAGCACCATAACCAGCAGATAAACCAACTATTTCTGACTGATTATCAAAAAACTGCTGCTGCGGTGGGTGTAAATCTGTTCTAATGCGATCTAATAGCTCAGCAGTATCTAAATCGGTGTAATGACTACCAATATGATCTAAAACAGAACCTTCTTTGGACAGTATGCTCAAGACATCACCTGACCTACTTTTGCCATAGAGTTGATACAACCTAAAGCTACTGTTAGCTGCCCTGATTTTCTAGCCTCTTTTGCCAGTGATGCATATTGAGCTAAAACTTCTGCAGTAAATTGCCTTCTATCTATATCAAAGTCTTGCTTGAGAATCTCCCTTGCATCTGAAATATAGCTATCCACAGTCCTATGTGTAACACCCCACTCAGTTGTTGCAAATTGCAGTATATCTGATCTAACAGTGCCAACAGACAAAAGGTTAGCCACTTTATTGACTCTAAAGTTATGTTCTGTCTTACTTGATCTACCTTTTGCCACTAAATTAAGGTTTTTATTAGTCTAAATGTAGCTTGAATTGCTAGATTTTGTCGATTTATATAAAATGAGACTTATTTGAGACTGATAGGTGTTCCCACGTTCCCATGTGTTCCCAGAAATGCTTAAGACTTACCTAACCCTATATATACCCCTAATATACCTATTATTATATTTATATATAAAACATAGAGAACATAGAGAACATATATATATAAGATAGTGATAGCAGTGGTTTTAGCCGTTCCCAGTGGTGGGAACAGGGGTGAGAACAGGTAAGAACCAGACCCATTTAGGTGTTCCCTCCAATCTTTTTCTTTTACGTTCATAATGTAAGGATTTGAGAATGGATGAGACAGTCATTGTGTCAGATTTTGTTTGATTTGATATGGGTTTCTCTATAGCTTCGGTTAATAAAAGTTCAATAGTTATATCTTTTACAGCATTAGCTGGATCGTTTAGATAGTTGACGATTACAGATTGCCAAGGGCTATCGACCATATATTTTAAGTTTTCTTTTTCAATTTGATTTTCCTGCTCGGTAGATAGGAAATGCTGTTCTTTATTTTTAAAGAGGTGAACGGCAGCCGAAAATAAAGAATCTCGCTCTAGCTGTAGTGCATCAAGATCTATTGATTTTGTAGTGCAGGGTATTATATGAAATCTACGGTTGCCTGTGTCATCAATTAGTACGCCAGATTCCTTGTTTGTACTTCCGACAATGATGCCTCTTCTAGGCCATTCTTCTACTGCCTTGCCGTATGGAACACGCAAAAGATCAGTTGATCTTGATAAAAATGCTTTGATGACACCAGCGTGTTTGCGGCTTGTCACTCCGTCAATTTCGCTCCATTCCATACCCCATGAACGGTGAAGTACTAAAAGATCATCTTTAGAAGAAATATCACCGAGAGCATCTGAAAAGAATGGGCCGAATAGCACTTGCCAGAAAGAGGATTTTTTTATTCCCTGCGGTCCTTGTAATACTGTTGCGGTGTCATGTTTACAACCAGCCATAAAAGCTCTTCTTACTGCGTTAATAAGAGTAAGTTTGAGCATAGTGTCATATATGGTTGGCTCTGTTAAGTTTTGATCTTCTGGCCTGAGATATGTGGAGGCCATTCTTTCAATGCCATATAGTTCTGGTTTTATTTCGTTGTAGCAATGATCAAGATAAAGTTTTACAGGATCGTATTCATTTTCATGGGCTACTTTTAGAAGGCAATCAACAGCCATTTCTTTAGGTACTTTATAACCAAGTTCTGCAAGTGTTAGATAAAAAAGTTCAATATTTTTTAAAACTTTGCCATCCATTTCTATGGAATGAGAAAAGATGTTGAATCTAATTTCCTGTTTAAGGTTGCGTAAAAAATTTATTAATTCCTGTGATGTTAGTTGTTCAAGTTTTGTAGGAATAATTAAAGATTTTTGCTGTGGTTTTATTGATGATGGAAAATTGCGTGGTGGTGGTGTCCATCCATCCTCTAAAGCAAACTTTTGCAGAGTACCTAAAGAAACCCCAGATGATTTAAATGAAACCCATTTTTTTTCACATTCTCCAGTTTGATATTTACTGTTTTTTTGTGAAAGAGCTTCCCATTCTATTAATAATGAGTCATCACCAACAGAATGAGCAGCCATTCCAATTTTTATCCAATCGTCATAGTTATCTAAACGTGAGGGATTAATTGATTGAAGTAATGAACGTGCCTTATCTGAATCTGAATTATATGTTTGAATTTGTGGTGTTTTTGTTTTCTTTTTTTTCTGCTCCATCATCTTTTCGATTATGGCAAGAGGAGCTTCAGCTATTTGTTTAATATCTCTGGGTGATCTACCATCCATCCACCTGTAACCATCAGTCATTGGATGTTTACCACAAACTATGGATTGTGTGCCATCCCAACGAAGTTCTATTTGTTCAACAGAGCCATCTTCATCTTTGACTCCTGTTTGAAATTTACGAGTTTTAATTTTAGACCAATATTTTTCTGGCACTTGATAAATTATTTGAAATCTACCAACCCGACCTGATGTAACCATCCATGATGGTGGTAGTGATGAAAGAGAAAAACCCCATTCATTTAAAATTTTTGCTGCTGAAGGGCCGTCATGGTCTAAGAAGAGAAGTCCATTTGATAAACTGCCCGCGCAGACACCTATACCTGTAGATCTTTTGGAAGATATTTCTTTAAAAAGTTGAGAACGTGTTAGTGGATTATTCTGCCAATCGTTTTGGTATGGTCTTTTATTTTTAACGGCAACATAACCCCATGCCTTTGGCAAGCCTAATAATTCTTCTTTTATATCCATTTTTATGCAGCCTGTTCCATTTTTTCAGAGACTATGGATCTTAATAAACAAGACCTAGATTCAGAACCCTTATTATCATCAAGCCATTTAATTTGCCCCTGTGAAAGCTGTATATTAATTGTTTTTAAAGTTTGCTCTTGTTCCATATCTAGGGTTGTTTATGTGTAACTATAGGGTAAGATACCGCTAAATCTAGTAGAGTCAATGATTCAGTTAAGAGGCTACCAGAAAGAAGCTAGTGAAAAACTTACAAGGCTTTGCTTAAGTGAAGGCTTTGGATATTTAAGTGGTGAATGTAGGACAGGAAAAACACTTGTGGCATTATCAGTTGTTAAGAATATGGAAGAAAACAAGGTTTTGATAATTACAAAAAAGAAAGCGATCAGCAGTATAAAAAAAGACATTGATTTGATGGATTTAACAGATAAAGTTGTTGTCACAAATTTTGAGCAGTTAAAGAATTTTGAAGGTACATCATGGAATATTGTTATCGTTGATGAGGCACATAGTGTTGGAGCATTTCCAAAGCCATCACAAAGACAACAGAATATTTTGAAGTTGAGGTATGAAATAATTATTTTAATGAGTGGTACTCCTAGCCCAGAAAGTTGGTCACAGTTATATCACCAGTTCGCTTTGACTAATGTCTGGAATGAATATTCAAGATATGGCCGTAATGGTTTTTATAAGTGGGCTGGTGATTATGTAGATATTAAGGAGAAAAGAGTTGGAACAGGCATCGTTGTTAAAGATTACTCAGATGCCTATGTAAATGTAATTAAGAAAGATATTGAACCATTTATGGTCTATATGACGCAAAAAGAGGCTGGTTTTAGTCAGGAAATAGAAGAAAAAGTGCATTTAGTGAAAATGTCTAGACGAACTTATAGGCTTGCTTTAAGGATTATTAAAACAGGTGTTATCGGTAAGGCAAAAGGAAGAAGTGTATTAGCTGATAGTGGGGTGAAGGTGATGAGCAAATTAAAACAGATAATAAATGGTCATGTGATAACTGAGAAACATGGTACAGTAATTTTTGATAAGAGTAAGGTTGAATATATTAGAGATACATTTAAGGGCAAAACTGCAATTATGTATTGTTACAAGGCAGAGGAAAAAATGCTTAAAAAAGTTTTTGGTGATCGTGTTACCGAAGATCCAGTTGAGTTTAATAGTAATGATGACAAAGTTTTTATTGGTCAGGTAAGGAGCAGCAGAGAGGGAGTTAATTTAAGTAGTGCAGATGATGTTGTTTTCTTGGGCATAGATTATTCTGCGTTGAGCTACTTACAGGGCAGGGAAAGAGCCAGTTATTTAGGAAGGAATAGGAATAATAAAGTACATTATATTTTTGCAGAAAAAAGTATTGAGCCAAAAATTTTCGAGGTAGTACAATTAAAAAAGAATTATACGATCAACCATTATCGTGATCACAGAGCAGCAATATCAGAAGAAGCTAATCGACAGATACGAAAAAGAGGGCTGGACGGTGATCAAGTTGATTATGTGCAACAAAGCTGGATTACCTGACTTGGTATGTATGAAACCAGATGAGGT